ACGAGTCTGCGTTTCTTGTTGCACCAGGTTCGGTTTATTGCTGGGAGTCCCCAACAACCAACCTACGCGTTAACGTTCTTACTTCAGGTGAAATCGAAATTAACCTTTACGGCTATCTTGCGATTTACGTCGCTAAGAGCGGTAAGGGTGTTCGTCGCTTCAACCTCTCCTAGTAAGTAGTCGAGTTACCCCAGCAGCTCAGCCCTAGCTGCTGGGGCTAACATTAGAAAGGAAAATATGCCAGCCACATACGTAACTGAAGCGGAATTACGCTCAGCTCTAGGTATCGGTGCTCTTTACAGTTCTGCAACTGTAGAAGATGTGTGCCAGGCTGCTGAAAACATTGTTAAGGCTAAATTAAATTTTAATCGCCAGGTGGCTATCGCCCGTAGTAATGAAGCTGGCAAGGGTAAGTTATATTTTCAATACGAACATAGTTTTTATGTTGGTCAGACTATTACAGTCGAAAATTGTGGACAACATTTTAACGGAAGCAAGACAATTACTGAGACTTCCGAATACACCGTAAGCTTTTCTACAGCTCACTTAACCACAATTCCTAAACAGGATTTAGTGCCATATGGTTACGCTTATGATGGCGAATTTACAGATTTCTCTACCCTAGATGAAGTACGCCAGGCTTCTCTTATGATTGCAGTAGATATATGGCAAGCTCGACAGACTTCTAACGCTGGTGGCATTTCGCCAGACTTTCAGCCTTCACCGTACCGTATGGGTAATACCCTTATGGCACGTGTACGCGGTTTACTTGCGGAACACTTAGCCCCAGGCGGTCAGGTCGGGTAATGTCAGCTATCTCTACCCTTCGTGGAACAATCGCGGCTGCTCTAAGTGATAACACGAGCTGGCAGGTGTTTTCCTTCCCACCTGCCAGTCCTCTGGCTAACAGTATTGTTATAGAGCCAGGTGACCCTTATATCGAGCCGTCTAATGACCATTACAAAACCGTTAAACCTAAGGTTAACTTTAAGCTTATCGTTTTAGCGCCTATGTTCGATAACCAGGGAAACCTAATTAACATAGAAGATTATTACCTAAACATTGTAAACAAGTTAGAAGCATCTAGTCTTGCTTACAGTCTTGGAACTTTTACCGCGCCAGCAGTTCTACAAGGAACAGCGGGAGAGCTACTCTCAGGCGAGGTAACTATCAGCATACTCTCGGATTGGAGCTAACATGGCTGAGGTAGACAAAGAGCGAGAAGCTTTCCTTGCTAAGATTGGCCAGGTTAAGCCCGTTGCAGAAAAGAAAGAAACAAAACCAACTAAGAAAGACGAGGAGTAATCATGGCGATTACGCTAAATAACAAAGTCGGACTAAAGATTAACTCTGTAGATTTGTCCGACCACGTGACTTCTGTCACACTAAACCAAGCTTTTGACGAGCTTGAAGTTACAGCTATGGGTGATACAGCTCACAAGTTCGTAAAAGGACTTGAGTCTGCCACACTTACGGTGTCATTCCTGAATGACCAGGCTGCTACTTCTGTCCTTGATACATTGTCAGATGCTTACGGTACAACCGTGGCATGGAAGCTAATCCAGGACAAAGTTACAGCAGTCTCAGCGACTAACAAGCTCTGGACTGGCGATTTGTTGGTCAACAATCTCACACCTATTAACGGTGCGACAGGTGATATTGCAGTAATGGATATTACTTTCACGGTAAATTCAGCAGTAACAGTTGCCGATAGCGGTACCTGGTAAAAATTAGATAGGGGCAAAAATGGCTAGCTTAAGAATTACTAGGGCAGATGGCACACAGAGTAAACACGAAATTACTCCAGCCATAGAGTACGCGTTCGAACAACATTTTCGTAAAGGCTTTCACAAAGCTTTTAGAGAAGATGAAAAGCAAGAACATATTTACTGGCTAGCCTGGGAATGTCTCCGTCGCGCAGATGCTCCAGATGTTAAACCTTTCGGTTTACAATTCTTGGAAACTCTATCCTCTGTTGAGGTTGCGGCGGACGATTTCCCAAATGGCTAACGCGCGATACTTTTACGTATCGGATAGCCCAGCTTTCGATACACACGGGTATCGCGCCTAGCGAGTTTATTAACATGGATAAAACGTTGTTAAAGGCTTTTTATGAAGTCTTAAAACAACAGGCGAGAGAGCGAGATAATGCCAGTCGTAGTAAGCGGCGTACCAGAGCTTAAGAAAGCTTTGAAAAAATACGCACCTGACCTACGTAAACAAATGGACGCGGAAATTCGCGTAGCTCTTAGAGAAGTCACAAGCGCCGCTAAAGCTAAAGTACCTGGAATGGCTCCAGGCAATTTGTATAACTGGAACGATAAAGGCGGCGACCCTATTAGCCGTACTTCTAAGACCAGAGCATTTCCTAAATATGATGGTGCGCTAATACGTCGCGGCATCACGTATAAATTAGGTGCGACAAAACGCAACCGTTTAGGCTTTTCGTCTTTGTATTCTTTACTCAACAGCGATGCTGTAGGCGTGATTGTTGAAACTGCTGGACGTGTTAATCCTTATGGACGCACACAAAAGGCTGGACGTCGTTATGGCCAGGGTTCACAAAATATAGGACAGAGCAATAACCCTAATGCTGGTCGTATATTCGTAGGCGCGATGAATGATATTGGACCGCTTAAACAGTACGACAAGTTTAGCCGCGGCAAGGGTCGTTTACTTTATGCCGCTTATGCAGACAATCAAGGTAAAGCGCTAGACGCGGTGTTTAAGGCTATTGACAAGGCATCTAAACTACTTGATGAGCGTGCCACAGTTAGAAAGGCTGCATAATGCCAGCTATTCGTATAGATATAGCCTCAGAGTTTAAGGACAAAGGATTTAAGAACGCTGAGAAAGCTAGCACGTCTCTTAACTCTACATTTAAGGAATTAGGCAAGACTTTATTAGGCGCTTTATCTGTACGAGAAATAGTCCAGTTCGGTAAAGCTTCTGTTAAGGCATTTCAAGAAGATGAGCGCGCAGCATCAAGGCTAAGTCAGACTTTAGGTAATCTAGGTCTAGCTTTTGAAGACGCTCGTGTGGCTAGTTACCTGGCGGACGTTGAAAGCGCTACTGGCGTACTAGACGACGAACTACGTCCAGCTTTCCAGCGTTTAATTACAACGACTGGCTCAGTTACTAAGTCTCAAGAACTTCTAGGTTTAGCTATAGAAATGGCGGCTGGTTCGGGTCAGAGTTTAGGTACTGTAGCAGCGGATTTAACCAAAGCATATGTAGGCCAGACAAGAAGTTTAGCTAAATATAATACTGGTCTTTCTACAGCAGAATTACAGACTGCTGGTTTTGCAGAAATTCAGGAAGTCCTGGTTAAGCAATTTACAGGACAAAACGCAGCATACTTAGACACTTTTGCAGGTAAAGTCAATATGCTGAATGTCGCATACGCCAATATGCAAGAAACCGTAGGTAAAGGTTTAGTAGACGCATTTAGCATATTGTCAGGTGAGCAAGGTATCGCTGGCGGTATAACTGCGATGGATAAATTTGGAGACTCAATAGCGAACGCTACACGTGGTATAGCTACTCTTATAGCAGGTTTCAAAGATATTAGCACCTATGGACGAACAGTTCTAGATTTATTCAAAAACTTAGACCCGTTCGCTCCACTTACGGCTATTGGCCAGATGGGTAAACAAAAGCCAGCTCCATTTACTACGCCGATGACTATTTCTGGTTCTACAGACGCTCAGGTAAAAATAGATAAGGCGCGTGCAAAAGCCGAAGCCGATGCAGCTAAGCGTGCTAAAGAATTGCTAGCATTAACTAAGAAACAAGTTAAGGCACAAGAAGCGCTCAACAAAAAGAAAAAAGAAGAAGGTTTATTAGGCGAAATAGCTAAGCGCTTTGAGATGGATAGAATTCAAATAGCCGCTGGTCTAGCTGGACAAATTAACGAAGAAGAACGCCTACGTTTAGAACTAATGCAAGCTATTCTAGATGAAGACGTAAAGCGCGCTTTAATCCTAGAAGGTCAGTTAATTAAAGCTCAGGCCGCTACGGCTGAGTTAGCTTCACTTCTCGATAGCCTAGACACGATGGTAGATGACCCATTCGCTGATTGGCCTGGCACTATCGCACGCATCCAAGAATTACTAAAACAGCTCAACATTAAAATTCCTATTGAGACGCTTTTTGCTGAAAAAGGATTACGTCTAGACCAGGATAAAATGTCAGTTACCAGACTAGACCGCATGGACGTAAACGCTAATAATGTTTACATAAACGGCCAGATGGCAGGACAGGGTAATATGCCAGGTAGTAGCACGACCCTTCCAGATGACGTATGGGCTGCATTCACCGCTGGTAATCCTCAGGTGGTCGCCGCTGTTGAAGAACACGCCGACGCCGTTGCAGCCTTAGCGGATGCAGAATTGGCTTTAGCTGATTCTTTACTAGCTGAGTCTTTTATGGGTCCAGGCGTTGAAATTAACATAAACGTAGAAGGCACTGTTATCAGTGAAGGCGATTTAGCCGAAATTATTACAGACATACAGTACGAATATCAGAAGACAGGTAAGGGTATTCTGTATGACCCGATAGCGATTTAATGTCTGTTCCTACGCTTAGAGTATTTGTAGATTTTGACTCAGACACCGCGTTCGAAGTTAATCCGTTAATTCTAGGGTCTGCTACTAAAGGCATTTTAGGGACTAACCGTTTAGGCTCTGGCACGTTGCCAGTAGAGATTACAGACTTAGTTACACGTGTAGCTATTCGCCGTGGACGCAACCGCATAACGTCTAAATTCGAGCCTGGTACGGCTGACATAGTGCTCTATGACCAAAATGGCGACTGGAACCCAGCTAACCCGAACAGCGCCTATTACCCTAATTTAGTGCCGCTGCGCCAGATTATTATTTACGCTACTTATGCTGGAGTTGACTATTACATATTCTCTGGCTTTATCTCAAAATATGACACAGGATTTAGACAAGGTAATGAAGACCTTAGCACCGTCACTTTACGCTGCGTGGACGGTTTCAAGCTTCTAGCAGGTTCGGCTGTGAGCACTATTGCAGGTTCTGGGGTTCAACTCTCAGGAGCTCGTGTAAATGCCATCCTAGACGCTATAGAATGGCCTGTAAGCCTACGTAATATAGACACTGGTGACTCTACCCTACAGGCAGACCCAGGCACCGCCAGAAACGCTTTAGAAGCCTTACAGACAGTAGAGAACAGTGAGTTTGGCGGCATCTTCTTAGACGCAGAAGGCCAGGTCAATTTTGTTAGCCGTAATAATTTAATTTCGACTCCAGCCACGGCAGTCTATTCTTTCAGCGATACAGGCAGTGCAATACCGTATAAAAATGCAGTCGTGGCTTTTGACGATACAACGCTCATAAATGACGTGACCGTTACCCGCCTAGGCGGTACAGCTCAGAACGTCTATGACCAGTCATCTATAGATAAATTCTTCTTACACTCTGGTACAAGAGAAGGCATATTAGTCCAGACAGATACCGAAGCCCTAAATCAGGCCCAGGGTATTCTTGCCACACGTAAAGACCCAGAAATCAGAATAGACAGTATTCAGCTTAACCTTTACGGCGACTCTGGTGCTGGCGAAGCGCTAGCTGGAGTAGACATAGAATTACTAGACGGCGTTGTGGTCACGAAGACCATGCCTGGCTCATCCAGCGTGACTCAGCCCAGTCTAGTTAATGCAATTCATCACGACATTACTAAGTCGTCCTGGATGACGACCCTATACACCTCTGAGCCATTACTAGCTGGTTTCGTGTTAGATAGCACGATTAGCGGTATACTTGACTCGGACGTGCTGAGCTACTAAGGAGAAATAATGGCAGGAGCAGGTTACAAGCTCTTTAACACAGGCGACGTATTAACCGCCGCCCAGGTAAATACTTACCTAATGGAGCAGACGGTTATGGTTTTTGCCGATGCTGCTGCACGTACTACAGCTTTAACTGGTGTAGTAAGCGAAGGTATGATTTCGTA